CCAGAGGTTTCGGCAGATGTTTTTGAAACCTATTCCATCATGCAAATTCGCAGCCTGCCGCCGGTCGAGTGGACGATTGATGGCGTTATACCGCAAAACAGTTTTTCTGTGATGTATGGAGAACCGGGTGCGGGCAAGTCTTTCCTGGCGCTGGATATGGCCCTGTCTGTTGCACATAACCAATCGTGGCATGGTCGAGCGGTTTGGGGTGGCGCTGTGCTTTACATTGCTGGTGAGGGCGTTGGTGGCCTGGGCAAACGTATCAAGGCTTGGCAGGCATATTATGGCGTTCTGTGTGATGCGCCGTTATTTGTTTTGCCCACCGCTGTTCGCATGCGCGAAGACGATGAGGTGGAAAAGTTGATGCGGACGATTGATGGCCTTGGCGTCGATTTCTCATGCGTCTTTATTGACACTGTTGCCCGCGCGCTTTTAGGCGGTGATGAGAACTCTGCAACAGACATGGGGATGTTTGTGAACGCCTGTGACGCGGTCAAGAACCATACGAAAGCTGCCGTTGTCGGCATCCATCACTCAGGCAAGGATGTTGCGCGCGGTATGCGTGGATCAACTGCCCTACTGGGTGCGGTGGATGCGTCTGTTCGGGTATCGCGTTCCGATAATGCGCTGTCTATGAAGATGGAAAAACAAAAAGATGCGGAGCCAATTGAGGACTTGGTGTTTGATATGCAAAAAATCCAAATCATAGGCGATTCTTCCATAGTTCTGGAAAAGTCGGAGAGTGCGGTGCAATTCCGCCCCAAGCTGTCGAGCGCCCAGCGGATCGCCCTGGAGGCTCTACGCCAAGCCGTAATCGACGAGGGCAAGCAATCTGTGACTATCAAGCAGTTCCATGATGCACACGCTAGGCTGGCGCCGGATGATTCCGCATCAAGATCGAAGGCGCGTGGCCGGCTGCAAGAGATGGGCGTTATTGGCATCTCTGGTGGCATGGTGACGGAAATACGAGAAAAAACCCCCGACACCTGACGGTGCCGGGGGAGAGTTTTCTCAGGGAGGGATGTCACAGGGGAAGAAAACATGGACCAATGACATGGATTATATAGCGCATGATTGAGCTAGAATCAATAGTAACAAATCAAGATGTGTCATTTATCCCATTTCACTGGGCGCACCCTCATGCAATGCGTTTGCGCGAGTGGGATGCGGCGTTATTTACGGAAATCCCAAACTTTAACGAATACTTAAAGCTGTACGCCCAAAACGGCTACGGCGTTACGGCGCTAGTGCGCGGCACGATAACGTGTTGCTTCGGCGTGAATATGCTTTGGCCTGGAGTTGCGGAGGCGTGGCTTATAACGGGCTATCAGGTTGATAGCAATCCGATATCACTAAGCCGTGGTGCGATGCGGTATTTCGACTATATAGCTATCAAACTGATATTACACCGATTACAAATCACGGTTGACACGCGCAATGAGGTTGCATTGAGGTGGGCAAATTTGTTAAAGTTCAAGCGCGAAGGGGTGCTTGAAAAGTATGGCCCTGCTAAATCTGATTTTGTAATGATGTCGAGGATTTTTTAATGGGTGGTCTTTTTGGCGCGAAAGCGCCCGCGCCTCCGGCGCCCGATCCCGCAATCGCTGCCGCTCAGGCGCGGCAGGAGGCTCGTCTTGCGGAGGAGGAGCGCAGCAAGAAGGCGCAAATTGCGGCCCGCCAGCGGGCGCGTCAAACCGGCGGCATGCGTATGCTGCTTTCTGAAACTCGTCCAGATGCTCAGACCGGCATCCAGACTACATTGGGAGTAGGTTAAATGGGTGGTGTTTTTGGCGGCGGCGGATCAACCCCAGCACCTCCTCCTCCTCCGCCGGAACCGGAACCCGTTTCGACTGCGGCGACCGAGGAGCAAAAGCGGGCGGCTGCCAAACGCCGTGCGCGCGGCATCCAGCAGCGTTCTCTGTTGAGTGGCGCCAGGGGCGGGACCGCAGATACCGGCGAGCAAACCACGCTTGGAGTTGGGTGATGGGTGGCATTCTTAAGCAAACGCAGATGAGGCGGGCGGATGGGACGCCATCTAAAATAACTGCCGCTGACGCTTTTGCGGGCCTGCCGGGATTCTTGGGCGCGGCTGGCCGGAATGCCGGCGGTGTATTCGCTAATGTGGCCAGTATGGCGTCTGAAGCCTCCCTTGGCGCACCCGTTTCGACTGCGGCGACCGGGGAGCAAAAGCGGGCGGCTGCTAAACGCCGTGTGCGCGGCATCCAGCAGCGTTCCCTGTTGAGTGGCGCCAGGGGCGGGACCGCAGATACCGGCGAGCAAACCACGCTTGGAGTTGGGTGATGCCAAAGGTTGTGACGCAGGACGGTAAAACTCGCATGTTCGCCTATACCAAATCCGGTATGGCTGCGGCGAAGGAATATGCCAAGCAGTATGGTGGCCGTGTTTCTGAAGTCAGCATGAAAACCAAAATGCTTAAAAAGAAGGAAAAATGATATGCCCATGAAAGAGGGTAAATCAGACAAATCTATTGGCTCGAACATCAAGATGCTGATGAAGGAAGGTCGCCCGATGAAGCAAGCTGTGGCGATTGCTATGCGTAAGGCTGGGAAGCCGAAGCCGAAAGATATGAAATGAAAAAACCAGTTTGGGAAAAGAAACGGCCAAAGGATTTGGGCAAGCCCAAATCGTTGACGCCTGCCGAAAAGCGTTCGGCTATGCGCGCCGCTCAAAAGGCTGGTCGCCCGTACCCCAATCTGATTGACAATATGAGGGCCGCCCGTGGCTAAATCTCCAGCGTGGCAGCGCAAGGAAGGCAAGAACCCCGAGGGTGGCTTGAACGCCAAGGGGCGGGCTTCTGCGCGCAACCAGGGCATGGACTTGAAGCCACCTGTGAAGTCAGGCGACAACCCCCGCCGTGCATCCTTCTTGGCGCGAATGGGGAACATGCCCGGCCCGGAGCGCGACGAGAAGGGGCGCCCCACGCGCCTGCTCCTTTCCCTGCGCGCGTGGGGCGCATCCTCTAAGGCAGATGCCAAGGCTAAGGCCAAAAGCATTAGCAACCGTAATACAGCGAAGGACTAGCTGATGCTTACCGTCGAACAAATTATGAAGCGCCATGAACTGGCACAACGCCGCAAGGATAATTGGCGCCAGATTTATGAGGATTGTTATGAGTTTGCCCTTCCGCAGAGAAACCTCTATGACGGTTACTATGAGGGCGGCGGTTCGCCGGGCCAGAACAAAATGGCTCGGGTTTTTGACTCAACTGCAATTAGCTCTACGCAACGCTTCGCTAATCGCATCCAATCTGGTCTGTTCCCTCCGCATGGCCGGTTCTGCCGCCTTGAGCCGGGGCCGGAAATTCCTCCTGACCGTCGCCAGGAGGCGCAGGCCGCATTAGACTTATACGCAGAAAAGATGTTTGCGGTTCTTCGCCAAACCAATTTTGATTTGGCAATGGGCGAATTTCTTATGGACTTGGCGGTCGGCACCGCCGTTATGTTGATCCAGCCCGGCGATGATGTGACACCAATCCGTTTCACTGCCGTGCCGCAATATCTAGTCGCCATTGAAGAAGGCGCGCACGGCAAGGTTGATAATGTTTACCGTCGCATGCGCTTGAAGGCAGAGGCCATTAAGCAGCACTGGATTGATGCGGAAATACCGACCCGCCTTGCTGCAATGATCGAGCAAAAGCCAACTGAGGAAATCGAGTTGATCGAGGCGACGGTCCTTGACCCAAGCCGTGGTGATTACGAATATCATGTCATTTGGCCGGAAGGCAAATCGCACCTTCTGACTCGGCGCATGAAGTCATCTCCCTGGATTGTCGCGCGTTATATGAAGGTCGCTGGCGAAGTCTATGGTCGCGGCCCCCTCGTTACCGCCATCCCAGATATCAAGACTTTGAACAAAACCCTTGAGATGCTGCTGAAAAACGCATCGCTCTCTATTGCTGGCGTTTACACTGCGGCTGATGACGGCGTGCTAAATCCGCAGACCATTCGGATCGTGCCTGGCGCAATCATCCCGGTTGCGCGCAATGGTGGCCCGCAAGGCGAAAGCCTGCGTATGCTGCCGCGATCTGGCGATTTTAACGTCAGCCAGATCGTCATCAACGATCTTCGTATGAACATCAAGAAGATCATGCTGGATGACACGCTGCCGCCCGACAATATGTCAGCCCGCTCCGCGACGGAAATTGCAGAGCGCATGAAAGAACTAGCCCAAAATCTTGGTTCTGCCTTTGGGCGCCTGATTACGGAAACCATGATCCCGCTGGTTTCGCGCGTTCTGGCCGTCATGGACGAGCGCGGCATGATCGAGCTTCCCTTGAAGGTCAACGGATTGCAGATCAAGGTTAGCCCTGTTTCCCCGATTGCCCAGGCGCAAAACATGGGCGACATCGAGAAGATTACCCAATGGGTGCAGATTGCCTCCGCTCTTGGGCCGGAAGGTCAGTTGACGGTCAACACTAGCGCCATCTCTGATTACATAGCCGACAAGCTGGGTGTGCCTGCGGAACTCCGCACCTCTATGGAGGAGCGCGCCCAGGCCGTGCAGGCGGCAGCGCAGATGGCACAAATGCAGATGCAGGCGCAGCAAGGGCAGGCGCCTCAACAACCGGGCATGGAACAAGGAATGGCATAATTGATCGACGCTGAAGGTTGGAATGGGCTGCGGCACTTTGAGCCGCAATCCATAGAAGATGCACGGCAGGAACCAAACGATATTGATCTTTTGTACTTGCGTGTATTCGGCAGTGATGACGGGCAAAAACTGCTAGAGCATTTGCGATCACTGACGATTGAGCAGCCCACATGGTATCCTGGCGAAGATGCTTCGCATGGATATGCGCGTGAGGGGCAAAACTCACTTGTCCGCGATATTGAGCGGCACATTAGGAAAGCGAGAAGGGCATGAGTGACGAGGAGCAAACTGGCGGTCTGCTTGATAGCGCCGAGGCGCAGTCCCAAGAGGTGGCGCCGGAGGAGACTTCAATCCCGCATCGAGAGGAAGATACCCAGCCGTCTGTGGCACAAACCATGGTGGCTGATGCTGATGAGGAAGTAGAGTTTGAGCGGCCCGATTGGTATCCAGAAAAATTTTGGAATGAGAACGATGGGCCTGATCTTGAGAATTTGGTCAAATCCTACAACGAACTTCAAAAGAAGTTTTCGCGTGGCGAGCATAAAGTGCCGGAGGAATACGACACCAAGATTTTTCAAGAGGCTAATATCCCAGAGGATGATGAGCTTTTTGACGTTTACAAAACGTGGGCCAAGCAAAACGGCGTAAGCCAAGCCGCATTCAATGAATTGGCAGAAAA